CACGATCTTCCCAACCAAAGTGATACCCACCACGGTATGTACCAAATAGTGCAACCATTGCACCAATGATGAGCCAAGGAAGTGGTATAGGAAACATCACTCCACCTCTTTTCTAGCCACTGCTATCTCTTCCCTATCCTCATCAGGCTCCATGTGTTCTGGAGGGGTTGTTGGTGGTGGACCGGGAGTCCAGCTCTCATCTAGTTCTGGGTTCTTCCAGACAGGCATAGCACCAAAGGGCTGGCTAGGAAGGCCATAGGCCGACTGTGGCGAGGCGTAGCTGCTGTTAGGCATACCGTAGCCACCACCACCGCAGCCCTGCATCATAGGAGGCTGTGGCCTGAAAGCATTCTGTGCTGAATTAACAGCCCTCTTACCTACAATACCACCAATGCCACCTACAATAAGTAATACTATATCATTAAGCATCTTGGTGTAGGCTTGATCTATAGGAGCCATACTCTTGATTGGTTGTGTTACAAAGGTAACAGAATAGAGCAAGGCAAACACAATTCCAAATAGGATGACTGTAATAGCCACCACTACAAATCCCCAAACCCTAACCTCAAACTCTTCAGTTGTTAGCTTTGGTTTGGGCTGGCTTGGTGTCTTCATTCTTGTTAGAAAGTCTATCAATTTGTTTCTCCAATATCGGTGCAACTAAATACTCAGGGCATGTCTGTGTGAATTGACATCTAGGTTTCTGACATTGCTCAGCATGAAAGTTGTCAGGGTTTTGACAGAAGTATCTGTACTTTTCTTCACAACCAGTGAGCAACAATAACAATAATAAATATTTCATTTACCAAGTCCAACTTTTCCAAGTAAGAGATTAACAATCTTGTCAGACAAATCGTCAGGAAGAAACTTCAGAAAGCCAAGTACATATAAAGCAACACATCCATAGATGAATATCTTTAGTCCTAAATCAAATGTCTTCTGGTATTCGTTCACCGCCCACACCTGCGAGTAGTGTTACAGAACTCCATTAACTCATAAATACCTATTCCAACTAAGAACAAAACAAAAGCACAGCCACCAATAATAATAGCCAGCTCATTCATCTCTTGTTCTTTAGCTTTAGCTGCCTTCTCTGCTTTTTCTAAAGCTCTGAGTTCTCTTGCGTCATCAACATCCATCTGGTCTTGACGGGCTTTAATCTTGTTCCAAACATCAACTTTGCCTGTTGTCATAAAGAGCATCTTCAGCTCTTCCTCAAAAGCTCTGGCCTGTTCTAGTGCCATTTCAATTTGTAGGGCAGTTCCCATGTTGGAACCTTTGCCCTTCTTCGCCTCAATCAGTGCCTTGGTAGCTGTGCTTTTAGCGTCAAAAAGCTTCCCAATCATTGGGGCTAAAGACCCTAGATCACTAGCTACTTTGCTGGCCTTCTTGACCATGCTGATTGCGTTCTGTATGCCAGCTAGGGCTGTCATCGGATCAATCATCGCTCAACCTTTTTCCATTCAAGGCATATAACTTTTCTGTTATATACATCTCCAGTCCATGCCCAACGGACACATCTATATTTCTCCTCCTTGGACGCTATAGGGAAAGATATTAATAAGACTAATATTACTGATGCAGCTTGTTGTCTATAGCAAGCCATATAGCACCACAGAAAGCACCAATAACTAAGACAGGTTTCACTGCTCTAGCAAGCCATTCAAGTACAACGAATGCACCAGAGGCTGCATTGAATGCAACCACCACAGCTTGTGTGTTCTTATCTAGCTGGTCTACCTTAGCTTCAACAGCACATAGACGGTCATAGATTTGTTTGTGGGTTACTTCTTCAGTCATGATGTTTGCTTCGCTCATGGTGCGTCAGGCCATGTAATAGTCCAAGGGAATCCACTCTGTGCAGTTACATCACGCAATGCTTGGCGATAGGTAGCCCATACTGCTTTGTCCACAGGTGCATCAGCTACTTGTGTCCAATCGCTGTTGTTAAGCAATTGGTTGCGCTTAGATCGTTCGTTTTCAATTAACTTACTATTTTTCAATGTTTCAAAATTAGCTTCTTTTATATCCCATTCCAATTCTTCCTCAGTTGTAAATGGAATGTTTCCTTCAGATGTTGTGTGATATCGCATATTTTTCCTTATGAATTAGAAATGCCGTACAAGCGAAACTTGCCTTCAACTATGTTGCCACTACCCATTTGAAATTTTATTCCTGTTAATGCAGCCGTATTGCTATTGATAGCACTTCCAATTAATAACGTAACTCTCTCTGCATCAGTTGGCCCTGAAGCCGATCCTTGCCAATCAACTAATTTCTTAAATGTTGTACTGCTAGGATTGTAGATATTTAGGATAAAGTTAAACGAAGCATCAGTGCCAGTTGCAAAGTCTAAAGAACTGATATAAAAAAATGTTTGAGCTTCTGAAACATGAGCACCATAGGATGATGATGATGAATTTAATTGTTGCAGATGCTGTCCATAAGTTGCGGAGGTTATGTATGAACCTCCTATCTTCAAAGTAGCAGACATTGAAACTTGAGATTGAGCACGAGCACCAGACACAATAACTTGATAAACATCGTAAGTGCTATCAAATGTTGTCTCAACACTTACAGTTGCAGAATTAGAAGCTGTAACAGTAGATAACAAAGTCATTGCACCAGAACTTGCAGTAACCCAAGTTGGAGCAGATGCCCCATTAGATCGTAGCAATTGACCTGAAGTTCCTGCTGTAGTAAATGCAAAAGCAGTTCCAGTACCATAAGGAACAGCACCAGCAGTAGCTGTAGCAGTTGAGTTAGTGCCACCATTAGCAATTGGTAAAGTTCCCGTAACGCCAGTAGTCAAAGGCAAACCAGTAGCATTGGTTAAAGTAGCAGAAGTTGGAGTTCCCAATATAGGAGTTACTAAAGTTGGACTTGTTGCAAATACATTTGCACCACTACCAGTTTCATCAGTTAAAGCAGCAGCTAAATTAGCACTAGATGGCGTTCCCAAAAAGGTTGCTATTCCAGTTCCTAACGATGTAATACCTGTACCACCATTTGCAACTGGAAGTGTTCCAGTTACGTTTGTAGCAGCATTAACAAATGTAGTTGAGGTTGTTCCTGTCCCCCCGTTTGCGATTGGCAATGTTCCTGTTACACCTGTTGTCAAAGGCAACCCAGTAGCACTGGTTAGCGTACCACTAGAAGGTGTTCCTAGTGCAGGGGTTGTAAGAGTTGGTGAAGTCAGCGTCTTATTAGTTAACGTCTGTGTATCTGTAGTTCCAACAGGAGTACCTGATGGGATTGTTATATCGGCTAGTGTTCTTGCTTTAGTCATCTATATTTACTCCGGTTGTGTAGGCCACACGATAGTCCAAGGAAACCCTGTTTGTGTAGGCACATCTCTTAATGCTTGGCAATAGTCTTTCCATGCCTGTGATGGTGTCATATCGCTACGAAATCTCCAATCAGTTTCTGACAGTTTAGTGGCTCTAGTGGCTCGAATATTCTTAGCTTGTTCAGCATCCTTCATAGCCTTGTATGCAGTCTCATGCTGTAGGGCTGTGGTAGTTACGCCCTCAACAGTAGTGTCTGTAAAGACAGGGCCAAGCACATACTTGGTGTACCACTTGCCATCAATCTGCTCAACACCAGAGGCTTGAGAGTATTGGTAAACAGTACCGCCTGTAGCTTGTGGGCCTTCAAAGACTACGTCAGCACCCAAAGCATCTAAGACTTCAGTTGTTGTTGTCTCCCATGACGGGCCACCATTGGCTTTTGTGTATGCACGAAACTCTGCTTCGTACATGACTTGACCTGTTGATTTGATTCGTACTTGCATGATGTTCCTTATGCGATGGCAAGGCCAATGTAGGTTGCAGATGTGACGTTAATGTTTGTTGCCGAAAGTTGATTGACTATGAAGCCTGTGTTGTCTGTGTCAACACTATCATCTGTAGTGACTTCAGCGGCTATTGTGTTCAATGATAAGTGCGGGTCATTCCCTGCAACAATTCCCCTTGCGCTATCCCATACATACCAATCACCTGTGCTGTCAGTGCGCTTAATCATTACCCACCTTGACCCTGCTGTAAAGCCACAGTTAATTGTTTGTGATGAGCCATTACC